TTGGTTCACTATACAAATGATACTTTTGATAAAAGAATAGTTATGTCTGCAAATATGTATGCTGGATTTTGTCCTAACTTCATGAATGAAGGCAACCCAAAAGCAGTTGAAACCACAGGAGAAAAATGATGCCAACATATACGTTTATGAATTTAGAATCTGGAATGGAATATGATGAAGTCATGTCAATGTCAGAATATGATGAGTATGTGAAGAATAATCCAAATATTGAGAGGGTATATCAACCTGTGGCTATTACTGGAGATCATGTGATGGGTGTTGGACCTAAAACTGATTCTGGCTTTAATGATGTAATGGGAAGAATTGCAGACAATAATCCCATATCACCTATGGCTGAAAAATATGGAACATCTAAGACTGCTAGTCATCGAAGGTTAAAGGATACTTTCAGTAAAGTTACTAAGAAATATAAAAATAAATTTGATAATATAAATAAATAAAAATGGTGCAGGCGAGAACATCAAACTTCAGCACCGATGCACAGCGTCATGTAAGCTGGGAAGTCAATCCGCCTATGCATCAGAGGGGAGTGGTCCAGGCACTCCCCTCACCTAATAATAGTTGAGAAGAAAAATGGCAACAAAAAAGAACAAAGAAGTAAACATGAATGATTTGGTTACAATCAAACCAATTACAGACAATCAAAAAGTTGTTTTCTCCACATGGAAGAAGGGATTAAACCAATTTTTGTTTGGTGCGGCCGGGACGGGAAAAACTTTTGTTTCTCTTTATCTTGCTCTACAAGAAATTATGGATTTGAAGAAACCAGCTGATAAAGTTATTTTGGTTCGGTCACTCATTCCAACTAGAGAAATTGGTTTTCTTCCAGGCGATGAAGAAGATAAGTCTGCACTGTATCAAGTTCCTTATAGAAACATGGTTCAATTTATGTTTGAGATGCCCAATGAACAATCATTCAACGGTTTGTATGATAAATTAAAATCACAGGGTAGTTTGTATTTTTTGTCAACTTCTTTTCTAAGGGGGTTGACATTTGATAACAGTATCATTATAGTAGATGAATGTCAGAACTTAAACTTTCACGAATTAGATACGATTATTACTAGAGTAGGCCAAGATTCCAAGATTATGTTCTGTGGTGATTTTAGTCAAACAGATTTAGTTAGAAATAATGAGAAGAATGGTCTACATGATTTTATGCGTATCCTAGAAGAAATGAATGAGTTTAATTGCACAGAGTTTACGATTGGTGATATCGTTAGGTCTGGATTTGTGCGAAGTTATTTAATAAACAAGACTAAAATGGGAATTGGTTTGGAGTAAAGATTATGGAAATATCATATAATACAAAAACGGCATTAACTTTAATGTCATGTAATTTTGGTTTTGAAATTGCAAAAGAGCTTAATGATTATATTGAAGAAAATGTGTTTACTAAAAATATAGATGCGTCTGGAAGTTTAGTTGGTCAAATTAAAAATCATGAAAATTCTTCTCAATTGATTTTTCCTCATGATGATGACGATGTAGGAGAAGAGTTTGCCGGATATCTACTTAGGTTGGCTAATCAATATATGGATTATGTTGAATCTGATGCGGTGACGGATAGAAAAGGTGAAGAGGTTAATCGATCAGTAACAGGTAATGAAAAAAAGTATAATCCAAAAATGAAGTCTATGTGGGTAAATCGTAGTTATGCTGGAGATTATAATCCAGAGCATGATCATCCATCTGATGCTGATATTGGTTTATCATGCATCATGTATTTAACAGTTCCAATGGGTATTTCCAGTGGAGATGGTAGTTTAAGTTCTACATCACTTACAGGTGCTTCTGGTGTGACTGATGGTTACACTCGTTTTTGTTGGGGAACTAACACCACAAGTGACATGAAAAAGTTAAAACCAAGCACAGAACAATATGTTAAACCAGAGGTAGGTCAGTTATTGATGTTTCCATCTTGGTTAAATCATAGTGTATTGCCTTTCAATGGTGATGGCGAGCGTAGAAGTTTATCTGCAAATATAAACATGTTTCCATCAGGAGAATGATAAAATGAATATCGAACAACTTAGAGAACAGTTAGAAGTGGATGAAGGATGTGTATATGAGATTTATAACGACCACCTTGGTTATCCTACTTTTGGTATCGGTCATCTTGTTAAGGAATCTGACCCAGAACAGGGACAAAGTTTGGGGACCGCCGTTTCTTCTGATCGAGTCGCTGAAGCCTTCGAGTCGGATATCCAAAGCGTCTTGCGAGACTGCAACATCCTTTACTCGGACTTTGACGATCTGCCAGAAGAAGCTCAACAAGTGATTGCGAACATGATGTTCAATCTTGGTCGCCCAAGACTTTCCAAGTTTGCTGGAATGAAGCGTGGAGTAGACGCAAGAGATTGGAATCAAGCAGCAGATGAAATGGTAGATTCAGCGTGGTATCGTCAGGTTACGAATCGGGCAGATAGATTAGTAGAGAGAATCAGAGCATTAGCATAATGGAACCTCAAATGTTTAGACATGACCAAGTTTCTCTACCAGAGATTAAGGCAAAAACTACTAACGGTGTTCGTCTGTATGAAACACCAGAAGGCAACAAGTATCCATCCATCACCACTGTTCTATCAGTTCGTAACAAGCAAGGACTGTTTGAATGGCGTAAGCGTGTTGGTGAGGATGTAGCAAACCACATTGCAAGAACTGCTGCAGCAAGAGGCACAAAGGTTCACGCTATGTGTGAAGACTATCTCAACAATGTTCATCTTGAATGGCCTGATAAGTGGAAGAAACATGAGAAACACTTTCTTCCCATGTGTCTATTCAATCAGTTAAAAGAAAAGGCCCTATGTCATATAAATAATATATATGCTCAAGAGTGTGGATTGTGGAGTGACAAGTATCAAATCGCTGGTCGGGCTGATTGTATTGCTAACTATAAAGGTAAGTTGTCAATTATAGATTTCAAGACCTCAACTAAAGAACGAACAGACGATTGGAATGAGAGTTACTATATTCAAGGCTCGGCATATGCAGAAATGTTTGGTGAGAGAACAGGTATACGGGTTGCTCAAGTAGTAATTCTTGTTGTCACAGAGGATGGCACGGTTCAAGAGTTTGTAAAAGAAAAATATGACTACCTTCCTTTGCTCACCGAAGCGATTGCAGAATGGAGAAGGAAAAATGAAGTATCTAATGACAGCACTGATTTGTCTGTGTATGCTGCTGTTCGCTCCTAACGCAGCAGCAGATGCAAATAGGGTATGGGAAAAAGGTGCCACAATTGTAACATCCTATGTATGTAGGGATGAAAAATCAATCATGAAAGTTGTGGAAGCCGATATGAAAAATGAAGAGGAAGTTCGTGCAAAAATCTATGCTCTTGCAAGTTTGAATCGTTGTGTGGGTATTCCAATGCCTCTACCATTTTATGTGTTAGACCTTCTTGTAGAATATAAAGATTTTAGAAAAGTAAATACTTTGGTGTTTTCTGTAGCAAAAGTAACTGAACCAGACACACACCTTGGATATGTTCTTGCTGAAGGAACATACAAAAATGATAAAGGAATTTGAAAAAAGGTATTGACAAATACATTCCCGCATGGTATAAATAAGATACAGTTTGATGAGACAGATTGAAAGGCAGACTGGACTTGGGGGCAGTACCCAACGCCTCCACCACAAGTACATTAAGGTGTATTTCTGTGGGGGCGAAACAGGATCGACAGGTGTTGATTAGAAAAGTGGAGAACTGTGGATTGACCGCCTTATAGGTCACTAAACTATACGCAAACGATAATTTCGTTTCATATGAGGACTATGCTCTAGCAGCTTAGTTTTTATGGGGTTCGGGAGGCACCTTGCAACAGAAGCCTCCCACTTATAACGGGTGATGCCGTAATACATCCGTGGGGGGCCATGGTTAACCCCCCAACTTATTTTAGAATGGAGACAATATGCCACTGAATACAACAAAGACATTTTGTATGAAAATTGAAAATATCGTAAAAGAGAAAAAAATAACTCACATGGATGCCGTCCTTTGGTATTGTCAAAAAGAAGGACTAGAACTAGAAGGCATCAATTCCCTAATTTCAAAAGCACTAAAGGAGAAGATTGAAGCTGATGCAAGAGAATTGAATTTTTTACCCCGTCAAGCAAAATTACCTATATAGGTACTTGACATATTCAATGAACTGTAGTAGTATTATATTATGTTAACTGTCGGACATGGCGACAGCAACCCTTGCAATGGAGACTTCAAATGGAAGTAACAGTGCATCTGGATGGTGACCCAGCCATCCGTCAAGAAGGTTTCTTCGCCTCTAAGGTAGAGGGTCTTCTTAGTCAGATTCGTGGTTTAGAGTTTGACAATGCCGAGTTGGTGAAAGCCAATGAGGAACTTGCAGAGCGAGTGAAGAAACTCGCAACGCAGCGCCCGTCAGGGTTTCGTCCACGCCGCAATAGTAAGCGGTAATTAATGTGTGCCGGTGTAGCTTCAATTGGAAGAGCAACGCACTTGTAATGCGTAGGTTGTGAGTTCGAGTCTTACCACCGGCACCATTTCTTAGGAGATACGATGTTTAAGAAAATAAAACTTTGGTTTGAAAAGTATAATGAAAGTAAAGTTGCCGCTGTTCCAAAGTATCTAACTGGTAAAGAGTCTGGCGCAGAGTTGAATAATAAAAGAAGAGAAAAGCAGATAAAACATGAGGATTTATTGAAGTGATGGACGTTACATTAGTCGATAGCATGGGAAGTGATTTATCAGTAGTGAACGCTGCCCGTGTATCTTTTGCAAAGGTGCATGATAATTTTGATGATGATAAGGATACCAAACTGATTAATTATCTCGCAAAGCATAATCATTGGAGTCCCTTTGGTCATGCATCTTTGCAGTTTCATATCAAAGCACCTGTATTCGTCGCAAGGCAATTGGTCAAGCATCAGATTGGATTGACATGGAATGAGGTGTCAAGGCGATATGTAGATGATGAACCAACTTTCTATTACCCTCTTATCTGGAGAGGTAAGGCAGATGACAAGAAGCAGGGTTCATCCAGTGTAGAGGTTGATATCAATCCTGCTGGTTCTAGTGGCCCTGCTATGGTTGATGTATACAAACAAGCAATGCAACAATGTAAATGGACATATGAGGAGTTGCTAAGAAAGGGTGTATGCCCAGAACAAGCTCGTATGGTTCTACCACAATCAATGATGACTGAATGGTATTGGAGTGGCACACTGTATGCGTTTGCCCGTGTATGCAATCTACGATGTAAACCAGATGCACAGGTAGAGACACAGATGGTTGCTGATCAGATTGATAAGTTATCAAGTGATATGTTTCCTGTGAGTTGGGAAGCACTGCGGTCATGAGTAAAGCTGTTGTCATGGGAAACGGTGAGTCTCGATCTTGGTATAACCCAAATACTAAATGGGCTGATGTTAGGACATGGGGATGCAATGCTGTTTACCGTGACGCAGCACCGGACAATCTTGTTTCTATAGACTATGGAATGCAGCAAGAGATATATGACTCTGGATACAAAGGAAAGTGCTATTTCTCAAACTGGAGTGTCGTTCCAGCAGAAGTTGCTGATATGATGCTCATGGGATTTGATATACCAGAGACATTTATTCACAGGAGTAAAACCAAAACTGACCAGTGTGTCATATCTGGCAAAGACCCTGCAACGGTTCATGAGACTATTGAGTATATGATCAAGATGCATCCAAACTTGGATATGAATGACCTCAAGCTCAAGATGGAAAAGGATGTTGGAATCTGGATTACCTATGTAAATGAGACTGACAATATTGTGGATGTTGGTAATCCTAATCTATCAACTGGTAATATGGCCTTGCTATGTGCATGTCATGAACAGAATGCAGAAGAGATTTATATGTTAGGGTTTGATTTGAGTTCATACGATGAATCAATTAATAACATATACAAAGGGACAGACAACTATTTGCCTGCCTCTGCGAAAGGGTTTAATCCTGTAAACTGGATGAACCAGATGAGTGAACTTTTTGACAAGTATAAGGACAGAACTTTTTATTGGGTGGATTGTAAAATGAAAGGCACTAACAGTTGGCATGGTTCAACAGTGCAAGACTACCATCTCAATGTAAAGTGCTTGTCAAAAGAAGAGTTCTGTAAAGAGCTATTATTGAATGATTATAAATAAAGGAGTATTGACATTTTGCATACATCATGATACATTAAACATACTTAAACATACGAAATATATTTACACATAAGGAGACTACAATGTCGTTAGCTGCAATGAAGAAGCAGAATAGTTTGGATTCACTATTGGGTGCCGCCCAGAAAGAATCTGCCCCCCTAGAGAAGAAGTCTTACGTTGATGAACGTCTTTGGAAACCTACGATGGATAAGACCGGCAATGGTTATGCTGTCATTCGTTTCCTGCCTGCACCAAAGGGTGAAGACCTTCCTTGGGTTAAACTTTGGAATCACGCTTTCCAAGGGCCAACTGGTCAATGGTTTATTGAGAACTCATTGACTACGCTTGGTAACAATGATCCTGTGTCGGAGTACAACTCTAAACTCTGGAACTCTGGTATTGAGTCAGATAAAGAGATTGCTCGTAAGCAGAAGCGTAAGCTGCAATATTACTCAAACATCTATGTGGTGAGTGATGCATCAAATCCTCAAAACGAGGGTAATGTCTTCCTCTATCGTTATGGTAAGAAGATTTTCGATAAGGTGATGGAAGCAATGCAGCCTCCATTTCCTGATACTGATCCCATCAATCCTTTTGATTTTTGGGAAGGTGCGAATTTCAAGTTGAAGCTTCGTAAGGTAGACGGGTATTGGAACTATGATCTATCATCCTTTGATAGTGTAACTCCACTGCTTGATGGTGATGACGATGCATTGGAAGAGATGTATAATAAGCAATACTCCCTTGCTGACTTTACATCACCAACTAACTTCAAGTCCTATGATGAGTTGAAGACTCGTCTGGATGCAGTTCTATCTGGGACTGTGGTTGCAAATACAACAGTTCAGACTTTGATGGAATCTGAACCAAGTTCTGCAATCAAGGTTGATACTAAACCAGAACCAGCACCTACTGTAGAAGCTGTTGATGATGATGACGCAATGTCATACTTTGAAAAACTCGCAGAAGGATAGAACAGTCTATCCTTAACAAGAACCCCTCGCTGAGAAATTGGTGAGGGGTTTTCTTTTACGGAGATGTTGGAGACATAGAACCACCACCCCTTGCGACAGCTCCCGTTGTTCCTGTTGGCTTCAGTGAAGCTGAAGTACTTACATTGTTTTGTGTCTTAGGTGCTTCATTGACAGTGCTACTTGGTGCGACAACTACTGGTGCAGCTTGTGCTTTTTGTAGTTCTGCTGCAATAGAAGCTCGTCTTGCCGCAAGTTCATCAGTTTTCGCTTTTTCATTTTGTAAGTCTTTTATATCTTGTTCTCTTTCACCTGTCGTTTCATGCCAACTATCTTTTGCAACATCTGCCGTCATGTCAGCAACATTTTCCTTGTTATCCTTTACATCATCTTCAGCATCCTCTAACAATCTCTTTAATCTTGTAATATTTTTACTGTGTGCCTCTTGAGCCGCAACTTGCGCTTCCTCATCTGCTAATCGTTTTTTTCTTACTTCTGGGTCTTCAAGTTTTTTGCCGCTGCTGTCAATTCCAGCAAACTCAAAAACAGCGTCTGGGATGACCAGCTTTACCGAATCCGGCATGGCCATTAGAATGCTGGCCATTATGTTTTGAAACATGCCCTTAAAGTCAAAGTTGAGTATACTTTTAACTCCATCCATAATACCGTTTATAAAATCTTCAATTAATTTCTCAAAACTAAATTCTTTGAATGACTTCGCTAAGTCCTCGAAACCAAAGAACTCCAAAACATCAGCAGCTAAATTTTTTATAAAATCAAGTATCTTTCCAAACGAACCCATAAAATTGACAAATGCTACTCTTATCAATTCTGGGACACTTGCTCCTTCATCAAACGCTTTCTTGACCTCAAGAAAAGTATCATATATTGCATAACCCGCCGTAGCAATACCAGCAATGATGGCAACGAGTGGTAATATAGCAATACCAAGGAACGTAGAAAGTGCAACTGCACCAGCGCCCAATGCTTTTACTATTGCCACGCCAGCAACTTTCATACCCACAAATATTGCTTTAATACCAGCAAGACCAAGAAATTTCAATGTGAAAAATCCAAGAACAGCAGCAATACCTACTTTCAATGCCCCAAATTTATCAACTAAAAGTTTTAGTACTCCATTTTTACCAAATAGGATATTATCATCTGCTGATGCCCATGATATTAATTTCTTTATATTTTCCTTAAGCATGCCCCATACAGGACTATTAACGAGTAACACAAGTGCTGGGATTACAAGTATTGAGAATACTTTACCAAACCGGCCTAAAATTCCACCAATTTTTTTAAAGGTTTTCCCGATACCTTCTATGGCAGTTCCACCAAGTTCTTTTACTGCTGCCCCAGTTCCTTTTTCTCCTTTAGTATCTTTGAATCTTGAAAGTAAATTTCTTCGACTTTCAAGTTTTTGTGACTTTGCCTGTTCTTTGTTGTATCTTTTTTGTGCATCTTGATATTGTTTATTATTTTTTGCATCTTCGCCAAGGACCGCTTCAATGTCCTCCATTGCTTTTTTTGATTCTTCAGTGACTTTTCTCTGCTTTAACATTGCGTCATATTGTTTTTCTGACTGACCAAGAAGTTTTCTTTCAATATTTTCCCTTTTTAACTGGAGTTTATTTGCTTCCTCTGCTTTTTTTTGTAAAGCCTCAAGTTTTTTCATCCCACTTTCACTGAAAGTGCCACCGGCTTTTTGTTTCTCCAACAGGTTAGCGACCTGTTCTAACTTCGCTGTTGTTTTTTGGGATTCACGATACATATCTTCTTGAGTTGCCATAATTCTATCCTACTTCTTTACACTTACTTCAGCGTTTTTACTTTTGACATATGCTTCTTTTCCGAAGAAAGCAGCAACGATTGCTGCCACAGAAACAAAATATGTTGGGGCCATATCACCAAGAACAGATGATGCTTTTTCTAAACCTGTAAATACACATAACACAACAAGTGTAGGATACAGTAACATACCGGCAAGCGCAAACCACGCCATTCGACGCTGAGCATCTTCCTTTTTATCCTCATTCTCTAGTCTTACTAATTTTTGGTCCATCTCAAATTCTTCATCAGTCACAACACCATCACCATCTAAATCATATTTTTCAAATTGACTATTTGGCTCAAGTTTTTTTTGTGCCACAACTACCTCCTTGACATTGCTCGATTCTCTTTCTTCATTCGCTCCTCTTCTTCTTTAAGGTGATTGGTTAGTAAACCAATATATATGTCCCTCTCCCACGGCATCATATTTTCAAGCTCTGTTAAACTATATTTATGATGTTGCATCAATGCAAAATTCATTTCATAGTAAGACCTAACTGATATGTGTGAGAGGGCTATTAGAAAAAACTATCTATTCCCTCCACACTAACTTTGCTTTCTACTTGTGTATTGGGATTTTTCACTGTCACCTCATGTCGAAGTTTAGGCATAGTTTCAAAGAATTTACCAATATCTTCAAAAACCTCAGTTGGTAAACTATCAATAAATTCAATCAGGTCATTATCAGTAAAATCTACTCTTCTGTTTATTGTATCGCCATCCGTAATTTCAGTAACACATCTTTCTAATAACTTCATTGTATCATCAACTACATTATCAGTATCTATATCAGAAACATCTCTTATTGTTGGCCACCGTAAAACCATATTGATATTATCTGTTACTTGTATCGTATCTACATGATCATCTGAAACTTGCACATCTATTTCATCAAGATTGATTTTAACAGGGACTCTTGTTTCATCATCATCTGGACACAAAATTCTTACTTCTGCTGTTTCTCCAACTGATTTACACCGTATCTTTAAAAAAATATATTCAAAATTAAATATTGGAAGCTTCTCAATCTCCACCTCATTAAATGTGCAAGATTTCATGATTGAGGTCAGGGCACCATATATATCTTTTTTGCTGCTTCCTTCTTGTAGAAGCATTAATGTCTTTTGTTCTTTTACAAGAAATGGTCTATATTTTATTTCTTCTCCTGTTGATGGTAGTTCTAATGTGTAAACTGGTGTATCAATTTTTGGTAACGCCATAATTTTTTCATCCTTTTATAATAATTTCCTCACTACAGCTGGAATGTTTGCTGTCAAACTTCTTTCAACTGTGTTTGTAAATGTGTCAACTAATGTCCCACCAAGACTTTGCTGAGACTCTGCATCTAGTGGTGAGAACTTTCTAAATGTCCATGCCACTGTAGTTTTTGTAATTTCTGTACTTGGCCCTGATGCTAATTCTAGGGCAGCGATAGATTTAGGATAACACTCCTCTATTCTCATACCAAATGTTTTCTGATTGTTTTGGTTAAGTAAATATATATCTAATGTTCCAACATAATCATAATAATATCCAACATCAAATGTGGTTACATTATATGATAGTTGTTGCCATTGCTCAAACAACCTTCTCTCATCTAATCCAGATGTTGATTGAAAAGTCATACTGATTTCATCTGCAAACAATGGTTGTGTCACATACTCTCTTTGTGGTCCAGTGATAGCCCCTGCACTTGCTATTTGAGTTTCTAACGATCTGCCGGGCATCTGAAAACTTTCTGCTCTCAAGGAGATGTCTCTAACATTGTGGCCACCCATAGCAGGAGAAGATGAACGGGGTGGATGAATTTGAACCTCATATTGGTTTGGTCTTCCATATGCATTTTGATCACCAAATGATGCTAAAACATCATTCATTAAACCAAATGCTGTTGCATCTGCAAATGAAGCTAGTGTTGATGCCATTTTACTATCCTTTAAACTTTGTACAATTTCTTAGTTCGATTATATACTTTAGATGTGGAGGCTTTCCTAAATCTTTGTACAGGTAATAAAACTGCAATCACCCATTCATCTGGAGTAACAATACGAACTTGGGATTTCATATGACTGTAAAGATATCTTTTAACAACAGCCTTTGCCATGCGGCCGGGTTCGCCAGGTAATCTTATAGCCCGTTGATAACTAACTCTAAGCCGATCTGTTTCTTTATATTGATTTCCTTCTGGTATATTTTTAAGTTTATCAAGCAATTTAATTCGTAGAGGTATTGGTAAATAATGAAAGTTTAACCCCAAAAATCCATCATTGTATCTCTCCAGTGGCAGAACCAGCGGAAAAGTATCATAGTATGGTAGAGTTTTTTTGTATTTAGGATCATACATAAACATATTCAAATTAAATGGTGATGGGATATTTGCTCTTTTACCATCTCTAATCAAATCCAATGGTTTAGGTTTACCGAAATCTTGTATTTTATTTCGATACCATTTGATTGATTTTGGTGCGTCTTTTGTAGCGTCTTGAACACTTTGTATAAAATTATCAGCCATACGATTATTTATAACGAATACCTAAATCATCCTCTGTTAGTATTTGAAATTCCATTCCGTTATTCTCACACCATTCAACAGCATACTTCCATTTAGCACTATTCACGCCCCAAGTCTTTACCTCGTTGATATATCGTCTTGTTTTTCTTTGTGGTTCCTTTGGAGGTTTTGTCTGCTTCTTGGGTTTGACTTCAATGACAAGATTTTTGATGGTGCCGTTGTGTTGTTTTATTTTACAATAGAAGTCAGGAAAATAACGATGTATTCTGCCATCCCAAGGAGACTTGTATGGTATAACTATCTCTTCGCTACCCCATTCAATCACAGATTCAGTGTTATCACAATAGACCATGAACTTTCGTTCCCACAGAGAACGATAGATTACATTGTGAACATTCCCTCTATATTTCGAGGGGTTGGTTGGTTTGTATGTTCCTTTGTATGCCATGATGTATAAATAGTTTTAAATGATATAAGGATTATTTAGACATGGCTGTTTTCACTGCATTGAGAAATAAAGCACAATCCTCTGCTGCAGGATTTCTTACTAAAACCGCACAGAGTGCTCTTGGTTTAAACCGAGCAAAGGGTCTTAGATTTAATCAACCTGATACTGGTCCTGTTACTGGAAATGCATCAACCACAAGGGGTGGTGAGGTTCTTCAGTATCCACTTGACCTTGGCACAGACGGTAATAGTCATTTCATTGCATTCTTTGTTAAATCAATCAAGTCTCCAAAAGCTGAACTTGCCTCGCCGGAAGGAGATAAAGAATCTATAAAGACAGCCGAAGCTTTACAAAATTCAACTGCTACAGAGGTTGATGATAATGGTAGAGAAATGGAGAGAGATAAAACTGCACAGTCAAAACAAATAAAAAAATTAAATGACGATGCCAACAGTAAGGTTTTTGGAACAGGCAAAAGTTATTTGTCAATTCAAGAGAAAACTAGACCATCAACACATTTAGTAAAAACCATAGCTTTATATTTTCCACCATCCGTACAACAGACATATAGCTTGACTTACAATGAACAAGAAATATCTAAACAGGCTGCATTTGGTGCAGAAGTCATACAAGGATTTATGGCAAAAGGATTGAATGAAGCTTCTTTTAAATCTGCTTTAGACCCAGCCATGGAGGGTATCAAAATGGCTGTAAATCAAATGGGTTTGAATGCACTAGATAGTGTAGCAGCTGGTGCATCCTCTCTTATCGCTTTAAACAGAGGAAAAGTCATGGCGCCTAAAATGGAAGTCATGTTTGAAAATATTGGAAAGAGGTCATTTTCCTATAGTTTTACTTTTACCCCTTCCTCTGAACAAGAGGCAGATGAAGTCCAAAGCATCATTCAAGCGTTTAGATTTCATGCATCATCTGACTATGCAGATGGACGAGGATTTGAATTAACAATACCAGACCAGTTTGAAATAGAATACTACACAAAAAATAACCAACCAAATGGATATCTGCATAAAATTGGAACTTGTGTTTTAGAGAGTGTTGATGTTACATATGGTGGAGATAAAATGACTTGGCATGAGACAAATTCAAAGGGAGCTTCACCAACTAAAACAACAATGGCACTAAGTTTCAAGGAACTTATGACCGTCACAAAAAGTGCTATCGAAGATGGATTTTAAAAATGTATTTTGCAAAATTTCCTTACATACTATACGATTCTGTTGGTAATCTTGATTTTAAAGTTGTAACTAATCTTTTAAGACGAGTCGCACTAAGAGCTAATCTTAGAGAGGACACTCTAGTTTTTGACACATATACTGTGAAAGATGGTGAGTCACCAGAAATTCTTGCTCACAAGTTATATGGTGACTCACAACTCCATTGGATAATTCTTTTAATAAACAATATCACTGATAGGTATCATCAGTGGCCAAAACCATACATACAACAACAATCATACATTAGTGACAAATACCCAACATCAACAGAACTGAACGCATTACATCATTATGAGATAACACAAACCTCTGGAGATACCACAGTTAAAATTGATATTGGAAAAGATAATACCGATTTCCCAAGTGCAACCGCAATAAGTAATGTTGAGTTTGAGGAAGACCTACAAGATAAACGAAGGTTAATTCGCTTATTAGACCCATCATATCTATCACAATTTACTGAAGAGTTTGAAGAGCTAATGGAAGAAAGTGCAATTTAATGACGGCCGCTGGAAAAAAAGAAGAGCTTCAAAAAGCAGGTGCATTCCATATACAACAACTTGAAATAATCACCTCCAAAGGTGTAGTTGTAGACCTATTAGGAGCTCTTGTTCATGTCACATTCTTTGAAGATATTCAATCAACCAGCATAACAGGAAGCTGTATTATTAATGATCAGCTTGATATATCTACGATTGGTCCTGTTATTGGTCAAGAATATCTTCGCATGAAAATAACAACATCAGGTTTGAACGCAAAAGAATCTTCAATTGATTTCACAAAAAATTTGTTGTTGGTTAACTCTTTGACAACTAAAGAAGAAGGCGCAAGCGGAAATCAATTTTTAGTGTTGGAGTTTTCGACTTCAGAGTTACAAAGAGATCAAAGAATCAGAATAAATCAAAGTTATTCTGGTTCATATTCTGATATATTCAAAGAGATCATGGTAGATCAGTTAGGTTCAAGAAAAAAATTATATGTAGAACCATCAAGTGGACTTAAAAAAATAGTATTTCCTAATTTCAGTCCATTTGAAGCAATTAATATGATGAAGAGACAAGCTGTCTCTGAACACGATGGTTCACCAACTTACATGTTTTATGAGGATTTTAAGGGTTATCACTTTAGAAGTTTATCTAGTATGTACGCTGAACCAGCAGTTTTTACATATAAAACCTCTGTGGCTGGTTCCAACCCAAATGATCCTGTTTCAGATTTATCCACAGTGATTGAACATCAAATACAATCAATAGGTGACGCTGCTGCAGCACAAAGACTGGGCTCCTATGGTTCTGAACTTATATCTTATGACACATACACCAGAAGACACATAACCACCACATATAATTATCTGGACAATTTTAAAGATGAGACACATGTTAGCACTGGTTTTCCATTGATATCTGCAACGCCAGTGCAAGATACATCTCGTATGAGTGATTTTCCAGCAAGGAGATATTTAGTCCCAAATGCTAATTTTATTGATGCAGATGGTAACTATACAGATTTTACAGTCTTACATGATGAGAATGGTAGAAATGTTTATAATGCAACACAATCTGAAACATGGTTACAGAGAAGACAGTCGCAACTATTGCAGTTAGAGAGAGGGATCACTTGCACAATCAAAACTAATGGTAATACTCTCATAGACTGTGGAGATATAGTCGATTTTAATTTACCGGCAACATCGTCTGCAAAAACAGATGATAATGAAAAGTTTGATTTCTTCTACAGAGGTAGATTTCTAATACGAGCTATACGGCAGGATTTTGATATCGGAGCAAAAAAACACGAATCGTTAATGACACTAGTCAAAGATTCTCTTACACAACCATTACTGTCATCTGGGACAAGCCTTGAATTCCAACCAGAGGCTTCGGGTGGACTTGTAGAAAATTTCTATACCAGAAAACAATAGCAACAGGAAGGAGAAATATTAATTTAATTATCATGCCAACAAAATATCATAAAAAAAAGGAAGAAAAAATGGCTAAATCACAAAATCGTATTAAAAAAATGAACTTTCAAATTCAAAAGCGAAAAATAGAGGAACTAACTCCACTTTCAGATGATGATAAATATGTTATAGAGATGGCAGGATATCAAAAATTAATAGGACGAACTAATGAAAACATTTCAAGAACTGCAAGAAGGTCTTCAAGACCCCAACATATTTAAATGTTTCTTCCTTGCTGGAGGACCGGGCAGCGGTAAGTCATACGTTGTTCGGTACTCCGTAGGGGGAACTGGTCTAAGAGTAGTCAATTCTGATGATGCGTTTGAGACTATGATGGACAAAGCTGGCCTCACTCTAAAGATGAATACAGAGAGGGGTGAGCGTGAAACAGAGCGAAGAGAGGTTGTTCGTGGTCGTGCAAAAGCAGTCACTGAAAAGATGCGAGACAACTATCTTGAGGGGCGTCTTGGTGTTGTCATTGATGGCACTGGCGATGATTATGATAAAATCCATAGGTACAAGACAAAACTACAAGCACTGGGATATGACTGCTACATGATATTCGTCAATACCTCTCTTGAGGTTGCGCTAGAGCGCAATGCAAAACGAGACCGTAATGTGCCAGAATCTGTCGCAATCACATCTTGGAAGAATGTGCAAGCAAATGTGGGTAAGTTTCAACGGTTATTTGGGAGTCAGGGTTTTGTCTTCGTTGACAATAATAAACCAGATGACGATATTGAAATGGATACCCATAAGGTAATCAAGAAACTTGTCCGAAATAAGGTTAGAAATCCTATTGCAAACAGTTGGATTGCTGATCAAATGCAACTTAGGGGCATCACCAAAAGACCATCTGCAAGAAATGTTGGTGGCGGTGGTGGTCAAGGTGTCAAGGGTGGTGTCAAACTGCCGGGTTCTTCTGGCTTCAAAGTGAAGATGGGCAGAAAAAGACCTAAAACTGGTAGATACGCAAAGAAATAACTTGACAAACCTCTAGATACCTGTCATACTATAACAATGATGATAAAACTTACAGGTAAGACGAACCACGGCAAGAACCGTGTTCGTGAGCATGGTGACCTCTGGGAAGTCCTAGAGGTGCCTACAGGTGTGTTGTCTATGACACACAAACCTTCATTCCCCCCTATCAGATCAGTCAAGACAGGTGAAGAGCGATGGCTGGATGATGCTAATTTTTCTTGGAT